ACCCTGCGCCTCCCGTTCGTTTTCGCTATGTAGTATGCGCGCCCCCGCACGATCCATGAGCCACACAGCCCCAAAACCGGAAAAATTTTTTCAAAAGGATTGATTTTTCCGAGAAATGTGCTATAATATCCCCGCTGAATTCAATATGGGCCTGTAGCTCAGCTGGGAGAGCGTTCGGTTCGCATCCGAGAGGTCGAGAGTTCGAGTCTCTTCAGGTCCACCAAAACACACAGGTACGAACTCTTTTGGTTTAGGAATGTGTTCGGCCTGACAAGAAAACTGCCGCAGAGGTAATTGTCCTCTGCGGCAGTTTTATTTACTTTGCATCCGGAATACGATCAAGAAACGCGGCGGCAGTATCTAAGTCCCAGCCCAACGCCGCCAAAGCGCTATAAACATCACCGGCGTATTTAACCCTCTTGACGAGAGTGATCTTTCTGTCCGGCAGCCGCCGAGCCTCAAAGCGCCATTTCTTCGCATCGTCACCGATCTTCTGGTGTAGCCTCGCCTCGGCCAAAAACGGCGTGTCCTCACAGATGTCAAACTGCCATACGGCCTTCTCTCTGTTCCAGATGCCATATTTCGCGCCGCGCTTTCCACGGTAGAATTCTTCACGCTTCATGCTCCGGCCTCCTTGTAGTTGTCTTTGATGTACTGATTCCTCCGGCAGCAGGAACACTTCTGGTGCCGCGTATTCAGCCAGACGCAGCCGGTACAGTCGAGATCAACGGCGGGGACATCCTCAAAAACAGAGATCACAGCCTTGCACAACTCCTGCATCTTGAAAACACGGTTGATCTGTCTCTGTCCGTCAGCTGCCGCCATTGCAAGATTCCACTCGTTGTATGCGTGTTCGGCGGCTTTAATTGCCGCTTGTCGTTCAATAAGTTCAGCCATTAGCCTGTTTACCTCCGTCCTTGACCGTCACGCGCAGTTCGACGACGCGCCCGTCTTTAAGCGTCCACTCATAGCCTCCCGACGTGGCTTTCTCGCAGTTTAGCCCTCCGAGGCATTCTTGCACGATGTAGTCCCGGACGGCGCAGATCGCTTCGTCCGTACATTCGGTTTTGTTCTGCCATAGGTTTTTGTTGCGGCTATTCAGTGTCCCCGCGTATATGGCAAACGCTCCGCAGCCAACATGATACTCAGCCATTGTCAGCCTCCTGTTCTCCGTCTGCGAACGGGTACACGTCCACCTGATCGCCGGGGGCCACGACAACGATGTCATGCTCAGCGGGAATGCCGAACAGCCCGTAGGCCGCCCAGTTACAGCCGCTGCTGTCGCCCTTCTTCGGCGTGCCCTTGCCGGTGTACCGGCCCAGACACTCCTGATAGGCACAGCTCGGAGATTTTGCCCCGGCGTCCTTGAAGTCCTGCACGGACGCGACGTGACCGCACATAGGGCAGCGGAAGCGCCACTTGAACATATCAGGACCAAATCGGCGCGTCGCCTCCGCCTTCCATTCCTCAACGCTGTTGTATTTCATTCTTGTTTTCCTCCTTCGTGTAGCTCTGTCTCCCAGCGGGTTTTCCAGTCGCCGGGCTTGTACAGCTCGCAGCGCTCCATATCCGGCCTGCGAACTTTGGATGTTTGGGTCTTACTCCGGACCACCATGCAGCAGTAGCCGTTCCCGTCTTTCTTATAGCGATCAAGCCATTTACAGCCGTGACAGTTCATTCAATCTCCCTTCCCGTCATAACCGTACAGTCGTCCGACCGCAATAACCTCTTTCGCCAGCGCCAGCAGCGCGCCTTCCGGCGCGGAGGGCAGCTTCGCCCTGCTTGCCGTCGATGCCAGCATAATCAACTCGGATTTGAGGGACGCGGCGGCCTGCCGGGTGTCGGCTTTTTGAACGTCACGGTCAAGGGCGTCTGCCAGAGCCTCGTATTTGTGATAGGCATTGTCATACCGCGTCATGCCGGTGCTCTGGTAGGCGTCGTATGCCTCCTGCGCCTTGCGTCGGAAATCCACAGCGCAGGCCGCGACGATTTCCCGGTCGGTCATATTTTCAACTCGCATTAGATTTTCACCTCCTCGCCGTTCCGAAATGCCGCGACTGTGTGCCAGCCGTCAAGCACCCTCTCACGGTAAACCTTCGGGTGCGAACAGATGACGGCGTGCTGGTGCGGCTTATCCATTACCCGGATCAGAATACCCGGCGCGACTTCGCTGTTTTCCAACGCCCGTTGCCGGGCTTCAATTACGCTCTTTTTCATGGTGTGATGCCTCCTTCGGTGTCAGTGCATCGAGGCTTCCGCTCATATAGAGGACCATTGCCCCGATTACGATGTTATTTGTGATTACGTCCAGCTCATGAAAGTCGATGTCCTCCCGCTTATCGCGCCGCTGTCCAGCTGTTTTCTGCGTCAGCAGGTGTCGAAGCTGCTCGCAGTGGTCCTTTAGAGAAGAAATGTCTGCTGGGTGAAGCTGATAACCGCCCATACGCACGAACGCCCACATGGCGTCAAGCGCGTCGTATTTGACCTTTTTGTCATCCATTATCCCGCCTCCTTGAAAAGCCTGTCCATGCTCCTGAAGATACGCCGAAGCTGCCACACGGACGAAAAGTAGCCGGGCGTGTACCAGTAGGCCGTAGGGTCGTCTCCGTCGTGCATGGGGTCGGTCAAGGTGTTGCCGATCTTGATGTAACCCGCGCAGCCCAGCAGCGAGAGCTGAATATAGCACATCATCCCCGTTGTGAAGTCGAGGTCCTGCGCCGTCACAAGGACGTGATTCTGCCAGCGCAGCGGGCTTTTTGCCTCAAACAGCTGCTTTTCGATCTGATTCACCGCCGCGATCAGTGTAGCCCCCGCTCCGCACGCGCAGTCATTCAGCGTGACGAAGCCGTCGCGGTTGATCTGCTCCACGACGTCGCCAGTGGTAATCTCCGCCATGCAGCGGCAAATGTCATAGGGCGTGAAGAACTGGCCGATCCAGTGATTGCCGAGTTCCAATTCCATGTACGCGCTGCCCAGAAAATCCTGCTCCCGGTCGGCGTCGAAGGCGTTGACCACATCCTCTACCAGTTCGGGGAATACCACGCGCTCTGTCTTCTCGTACTTTTCGATGATCCGCTTATACATTGCCTCGCGCTCCGTGCGGTATCGACTATCCACAGCGTTGGAAAGCGCAATAGCGAACATGGTGATGAAGTCGCTCCACACCTGCCACAGCGGGAAACGACGGGACAGGCTGCGAAACCGCTTCACAAAGTCCGCGCGCTTCTGATCTGCAATCCTCACAATGTTCCCTCCCGTGTGTAGCTCTCGCACCGTTCGTCCGGCACCCAGTCACGCCAGTGCTGTTCCAGCCACTTCTGGGCAGCCGCCAGACTGCGGCACGTCTTGACGGCCACAACCTCGATGTCGCCGTACCGCACCTCAAGGCAGGTTTCCACGGTGAAGGACGCCCCCGCAGTGCGGGTGATCCACCAGCGCTGACCGCCGAGGGTCGTTGCCAGACAAGTTGCTTCTCCGTGTGTCTCGCGGATGATCTCATAGGTTGCCATACATAACACCTCCTATTCTTCGGTCGTCAGTCGGATGAAGGGACCGGCATAATCGCAAATGGCGGTAGGGTGCAGACCGTCTTCGATGTGAGCGCGCTCAAGGTTACGCAGCGTGATACTCTGGGGCAGAGCCGACAGGACCTCATACGCCCAGACCCAATTCCAGCAGTCCAGACGGTCTTTTCGAGCATCCAGCGTAGCAGCCACGCAGACCGCAACAACCGCCCTGCCGTGTTTGGACAGACAGGCGTTAAAATTCTCGCGGGCCTTCGGTGTCGAGAGGTCCGTCCTTGCTGCGTCAATCCGACGCAGCAAGGCGAATTTTGCCTCCCGGCTCTCATTACCGGCCAGTGCTTTGACCTCTTTGAACAGTGTTCGATCCAGTTTCATTGCTTACCTCCGTTCTGCTTCAGCGCCGCGTCGAAGTGCTTGATGCGGTTATGGTCCTCATACCACTTTCGGCCTTCGTCGCTCAGCTTCGTTGTGGGCCGGAAAGCGTTCTTGCCGGTCGCCTTGAAATACCAGTCCTTGCAAAGCGCGCAGGCGGCTTTTGCCGTGGGAGCCTCGATAACGACGTCGGCCAGATACTCTGTCCGGTTTGCCTTGATGAAGAAATAGACCACATACGTTTTCATGTTTTACCTCCTTACCACTCCTGAGCCTCGAAGTCTTCCAGCGCATTGCGGGCACGAAAAGAAATTGCCATGCGCTCGTCGGCGGCTTCCTTCTGACGCTTGCAGAGTTCAGCATTCGGATCGCCACCGTCCTCATACTCATGCTGAAGGTGACGAGCCGCCTTGTAAACCTCGTCTGCGCGTGTAACTTCCGCGCGCAGCAGTTCATGGATGAATTCCAAAGTATTGATGTTCATGTTTTACCTCCGTTGCCCTGCCATCTTCAGTGCCGGTGGGGCGGTTCCGGCAGACGCCCAAACGGGCGTTTCGGCTCATTGGAATTCGTTCTTTGTTGTTGACATCACGATTTCCCCGGTTTCAATGTCCATCGCACGGTAAAGGTATTTGTAGCCGTGGCGGTGCATCATCATCAGGAATGTGGCGGCGGCCTTGTAGTCATCGCTCTTTATGCTGCCAACCACAGTTTCGATATCGCCATCAATCAGAATGGCCTGAACCAGATACCTCACTCTCGTTATCCTCCTCTCAAACATCCACACTGACACGGTGGTACGCCCAGAAGCGTCCGCCACGAACGAAAACCTTGTACCAGCTCGTAAACGCCTGACCGGTGCAGTCATAGGCGGACGGGTAATAGCGCCGGTATTCGTAGTCCTCGAAGTAGCTGACGGCCTCGTCCATCGTCTCGATGTATTTAGGCAGCGGCAGCAGCTCCGTATAGCCGTCGATGCCGTCATCCTGAACGATGCGGCGCTCGGAGACGGGACGGTGGAAGAACGCGCGCATTTCGCGCTTGAGGTCGGCGGCCTTCTGGCTCCTGCCGCTCTCATAAGCGATCTTGAGGATTTCGTAGGCGACCTTCAGGTCGGTGTAGCTGTTGATCTTGAACATTTTCGTTACCTCCATTCAGTCTTCAACGGAAAAGCAGGTGTGGCAGATTTCGCCGAGGCAATACAGGATGCCTTCAAGCTCAAGGATTTCGTAGGTTTCGGGGTCGCTGTACTGCATGATGGCCTGCGCCATGTTGCAGAGAATCGTCGAGGTGATGTTCCGCAGCTTACCTTTAGCGTCATACGGCATTTTCAGCAGCTTGTCGTAGGCTTTGCAGTCACCCCGCGTAAACCACCCGTGCTTGATGCACAGCCCCCGCAAATCGTCCATGTCCATCCAGCGTGTTTCTTTGACCTTCATTTTCTTGTCCTCCTATAGCGTGCCCGGGCTTGTGACCGGCCTGCCGCATTACCGGGGTTTTCACCCCCCGTCACTCTGCGATATACAGCTTGTAGGTGGCCTGTTTGTTCCAGTCACCGTTGTTGTGTTCTACGCATACCATCGAGAAATTGTCGCCGTGGAAGAACTCAGGCACTCTGCAATCCTGCTGGACCGGAACGTGGCCGCCCACGCTGTAATACCAGCCGAGCTGGTCGTGAAGCAGCTCGCGCTTCTTCATCTCCATCTGATAGATGCTGTTGTAGGCTTCCTCACTTTTCGTGATGTAGACAATGTAACTGCTGGATTCGTTGACCTTCATGTTAAAATCGGTATTTGTGAGTTTCATTTTCTTGTCCTCCTGTTTCGGTACGATTATTTCAACTGGCAAGCATATTATAGTGCAATAATTTGTACTTGTCAAGAGGAAAAGTCAAATATTTTGAGCTATCAGTGAAATTTTTCGTGCTGGTGTCGTAGAAGGCAAAAAAAAATAAGGCCCCCGGATGCTTTTGTAACATCCGAGGGCCATTTTCCCTATACGCGCGTGCATATGGCGCGCAAAGGCGCTATGACGTATATGTACGCCTTGCGCCCTTTATTTCAATAGGTATATTAGAAAATTATGTTACAATGTTACAAAGGCTGAAAAGCGCCTGTTTTCAAGGCTTTCAGCCGTAACATTCGCGTGTAACATCATCGTTACAGTGTTACAAGCTTTTGTAACATTTTCAGCCGGTGTAACACCGCTTTTCAGCAGAATGTTACACCGGCGCAGCGAGTTATTTCATCCGCGCAATGAGGGCTTCGCCCGCGCCACGAATGATAGCGGAAATGTCCACACCAGCAGCGTTGAGCAGGTTTTTAGAGGTGTCGGACATCTTAGCCATAGCGCCGTCAATAAGCAGCTTGCCCAGCTCAGTAATTTCGTCTTTGGTCAGCTTGCCGTCCTCGTGGGCTTTCTTCATGCCCTCCACGGTGGTCTGCTGAAGCTCAAGGACGGTCTGCTGGGCGGCGTGAATGACCTCATTGGTAGCGGTAGAGATGTTCTTCAGCTCCTCGCGCTTGGCGAGCTTGGTAGACAGCCACGCGCCCAGAACACCGATCAGGGTAATGAGCAGGGTTGCCGCGATCTGCACAAGGTTTTCGATGATAACGTTAGTCATGGTGATATTCTCCTTTTCGATATGTATTTACACCTTTTTGGTGTAATCCAGACTGATCCAGCCTGCGCCGGATTTGAGCTTGCCCCATTTGGTCGCGCCGGTGCCCGTGCTCTCAGCGACGATGGTATAAACGCCGTGGTCACGGATGCAGCCGTTCGTACCGTAGCCGGTGCCGGGGCCTTTGCGGATGTTCAGGGCATCGGTGGTAATCTTTACGCGGTACGCGCTGAAGCTGGGCGTCGGTGTAACCGCCTCGCCCACGACGGACAGGAACTTGACGTTGATAGGACTGCAAATGGCATTCTTGCCGTCCACGCTCTTGTCGATGACGGCGCGGTCGCCGCTGATCTCGCGGACAATCCACTGCTTGGCGGCTACCCAGTTCGGGACAGCCTTGCCGTTGTAGTAGGTCGCGCCGGACAGGATGCGCACGACGTCGCCCTTCTTGATGGTGCTGGGAGTGGTAGGGGTAGTGGGCTTCGCCGCAGCGCCCAGCGCCGCAGTGACCTTCGCGGCGAGATCGCCCATGCGGGCGTACATCCAGTTGCCGGGGCAGCTCTTGTTGGCAAACCAGCGGTGGACGGTCAGGATCATTTCGTCGGCCTTGGGGGTGTAATTCAGGGTCTTGTCCTTGTCGCCCAGCCAAAGCAGCTTGGTTTTGCCGTTGCGCTGGCAGATGTCCACGCAGAGCTTGATGAGGGTCTGATAGACCACATCCTTGAACGCATACGGTTCTGTGCTGTCGCTGGCGCACTCGATAGTGACGGCCCGCTGGTCGTTGGCATTGGAGGAGGAACACCAGCTGCGGTTTTTCTCCTCAACGTACATACCGACACGACCGTCAAGGCCGATGCCGTAGTTGCTGCTGGCCTGCTTGGAGGTCGGCGTGAAGATGCGGCCCAGCGTCTCCACGCTGCACTGGCCGACCACGCAGTGCGGCGTGATGCGGTCGATGCTGTGGGTACGCTGCCCGCTGTGGTTCGGGCTGAGCTTCGTGTAGCTCACCATCGGTGAATTTGTGTAACTCATGTTTTAGTCCTCCCCTTTGTTGTTGGAAAGCTCGTCCAGAGCTTCGGCGGTCAGTTCCGCCTCGGTGGTTTCGGTGGTGGTTTCGGTTTCGGGGTTCATAGCGATTTCCTCCTTATGCAAAGTCATTATTTTTCAGCCGGTCGTCGTAGCAACGCTCAATGTTGGCGATTGCATGGACGGCACGGTTGTTTTCGTAGTCTTTGTGACTATCACAGTATTTTTCATACTTGTCGATGACGTCCAAAATCTCGATGTAGTCCTCCCGTGTGTGCCGCGTATGCTCGACAAGCTCCATGTTGAAGCGGAGGATGTCTGCTCGCCAGCCGTTGGCCTCGCGCTTATCGGAAAGCGCCTTTTGGGCGGCCAGCTCCGATTTGATTTCCTTCTGTTCGACCTCCAAAGTGGTGAGCCGGTCCAGAACATCTTTGTTGAGCGCCCGGCCAATCGAGCGGGCCAGCGCAGACCACGGGTTGATCTTGATGGGGCTGATTTGCAGGATGGTCAGCAGCGCGAACAGACCGCCGCTGCCGCCCAGAAGAAGATCCTTCAGGGTCATGCGGGCACCTCCCTCCAACCGGCAGGATAAGCAGAAGGCGACCACACATTGTTATCTATAAGGCTCTCGTAAACCTTTCCATTAAATCGGACGCGATCCCCCTTCTTGTAAGGGTTGGTGCTCTCCGGCTGCTCCCAATCAGGAATGATGTCGGGATCAGGGATAAGCACCTTTGCGAAAAGGGACGGTGCCGCATCAGGCGTCCAGCTGTCTTGTGCGGTGTGGTCCTGCAAAACGGTATAAAGAATCCCGCCGTGTCTGACCCGCCGCCCCGTTGTGTACACGGTGCCGGTCTTCCACGCCGGGAAAAGTTCGACCGCCTCAAGGGCGGTCGTGTCATCAAAATTCTGTGCTGCGGTTTCAATCAGAGGCCGCAGCTTTTGTGCGAGGGCTTTCAGCGTCATTCGTCCGTCACCCCCAGCAGGATTTTTGCCGCTGCCAGCTCATCTTCGAGAGCCAGCACCTTTTCGGTGAGCTGTGCGCGAGCGAGGATTTCCGTCCCGGGGTCGTCGGGTGGACTGACCGGTGTATTGTCGTCGGGGTCCGTGGTGCCGACCTGTGCCGCAAGCTCCTCATATTCTGCAAGGGTAATAGAAACGGCGCTGAGAAGTTCGTCACTCTCAACGCCGCTTAGCTGCTTCCCCTGAAGCTGATAGATTGTGTTCCCGTCGCCGGACATGACGCCCTGCGCGTCCCGTTTGTCGCACCGGATAAGAATGCCGTTGCGGGTCTGCCAACAGACGTAGACGGGATCGGCAAGCGCTTCTACGCTTTTGACCGTGCCGTCAGCAGACAGGATTTTGAAGTAGACCATAGCAGTCCTCCTTGCTGTTTATAAAAAGGTTGGTGTACAGTGCGCCCATGTTTTGAACGGTGTGCCATGCGTTGAATCGCGCGGCATAGCTGCGCCAGCTTTGCCACGTCGCATAGATGTCCGCGAAGGTCATTTTACCGCGCAGGTATTTCCTGTGTAGCTTTTTCATTTTCTGCCGCATCTTCGTGACGCTGCGCTTATAGATTTTCCGGACGACCTTGCCGGTTTTTGTGATGAAGAAACGCACCTTCAACCAAGAAAAGCCGTGGCTCAGCTTGACGATCTGCGTTTTCTTCTCATTCAGGGTAATGCCAAGCTCGGCGCATATCGCCCGGATATGTGCCACGCAGTTTTGAAGATAGGCTTTAGATGTGTGGATCAGGTAGCCGTCGTCCATGTACCGGCCATAGCCGCGCACCTGCAAAACCTCCTTGACATAGTGGTCAAGACGGTTTGCAGAGGCGAGGGCCAGCACCTGACTGATCTGACTGCCCAGCCCCATACCCTTATCGCCGAAAGCGTCGATGAAATGCTCTGTGAGCGCAAGAAGCCGTTCGTCGGTGAATTCCTTATGCAGGATCGCTTTCACGACCTCATGGGAAACGTTGTCGAAGAATTTAGAGAAATCAAACAGCAGGATATAGCCCTCATTGCCGTATTTCCGGTAGTGCTCATGGAGATGCTGCGTGATCCGGCGCGTGGCAAAATCGTAGCCCTTGTTCTTCATGGACGCGCCGTTGTCGTAGACGAATGTGCGCTCAAGGACCGGCACAAGGGCATTGTCGCACAGGCAGCGCTGAACGACACGCTCGCTTATGACCGTGCTGCGGATATGACGATGCTTCCCGCGCTCATACAAATCAAACTCGTAAAAGCCGGGGCTTTTGAATTTTCCGGCTGCAAGCTGGTTGTATGTGTGCAGGATGTTCAGCGGCGCGTTGGCCGTGTATTTCTGGACGCTGGCCTTCCACGACACACCGCGACGGCAGCACTTGTACGATTGATAGAGGTGCTTATAGCTGAACACCTCGTCGTAGTTATCGTGCTCGGCGCAGGCGGCGTCCCGCTTTGCCCGCCGTGCGGCAGCGCGGCGTTGATACCTTGCTTCTCTACGTTCTTCGCTTGTCATAAGAAACCTCGCTTGCCCCGTATGCCTGTTGGCAGGTTGCAGTAGGCACATAGCGTCACCGGGCATGAAATACGGAATGACCTGCAATCCGTACCATGCAAGCAGCGTCCGCCCGGACGCATCAGGGCATATATTTACCTTTGCAGGAAGGTCAAGCACTCCTTCTCTCCACTCTGCACGGATTTCACTCCGAAAGCTACTCTGTCTGGCACGAGAGGAGCCGAACGCCACCCCGTAGGAGTTGGACGCGTTGTTGTTGTTGCTGTTACCGTTGTTGTTCACATTGGCGAAAGACGACGAGCCGGACGCCTCAGGCGACCGCAGCCACCAGTTAGAAGCCAACCTCGTCGAAGAACTGGCAATTTGTGCAGCGCTTAACCTATGATCTTATCAGGGCAGGTCTTTGTACCGTGCCCTGTCGCTTTTCAGTACGGCTTTCACGAGCCGGATTTCGGTATCTACAATGTCCATCCAGTATTTCAGGGTATCCATTTCGATACCGAACAGCTCCTGCGCCACCTCAAGCTGGGAAATCATGCTCTGAAGCTCAGCGTTGGCGTGTAGGAAGTAGTCGCGCCTGATCTGGACCTCATGCTGATTGAGCGGATAGATGCTGTTACCGCGTTTCACGTCCTCATAAATGCGCGTCGCCGCAGCAGCCAAGGGCTGTGATACATAAAAGGTGTATCGCTTCGGGAAATTCACGCATTTCTGAATCGTGTAAATTTCTAACTTCCTTGCGGTCGCCAGAAACTCCATGTCGGACGTAGAGCGCTTGCTTTTGATTACAGACAAGGGCACCACCTCATTTTTGCTGAAAAGTTCGTGAAATATATTATATCACACGCCCCCCCCCCATTTTCCATACGAAAAGTCCGAAAATCAAAATTTTCGCGCGCCGCTTACGCGGCGATATAGGGCGCAGATCGGAAGCCTGTGCGCCAGTATCTGGCCCCACAAAGGGGGCCAGATACCCAAGATGCACAGATTATATGCAGAAGCCGAACGCCACCCCGTAGGAGTTGGACGCGCCGGAGTTGAAGCTGAAACCGATGTGGCTCACAAAGGCGAAAGACGACGAGCCGGACGCCTCAGGCGACCGCAGCCACCAGAAAGAAGCAGAACCGGTACCGTTGTACGTTTTCTTGATACGCGAATTGTTGTCGGTGAACAATGCGAATGTCACGTTTTCGGCGTTGGGGTCTACCTCGTCCTTGTAGGGTACGTCGTTGACATTGAAGCCAACTTCGGCGCGGGACAGCAGGAACAGGCGGTCGTTGCTGATGCTGATTTCTGCCTTCGTGTCACCGACAGAGGAGCGCACCTGAACCACCTTAATCATGGACTGCCACTGACGCGGCAGCGCGGCAAAGATGGTTTCATTGAGCCACGTCCGCATACCACAAGACGCCCAGCCGCCGACGTTGGTGTTCTGGCTGTTCATCTGATGGGTAGCATTCATAATGCCCAGCATGGTAAAGACGACACCGGCGAAATCGTCACCGCCCATCTTCTTGAAGTGGTTGAAGCCCGCGACCTGCATGATGATAGAGGTATCGGCAAAGACCGTAGTCGTCGGAACAATCTTGATCTTGTCACCGACTGCGAAGTAGTCCTTCGCCTTGCCTGTCTCCATGATGCCATAGAACTCCGCCAACGTGTAGCCGCTGTTGTCGTTCGCGTCGTCGCTGTACAAGTAATCGAAGTTAGTTGCTACGGTGTCCGGCAGCGTAGGCGTGATGAACACTGCGTGAACGTCAATGTCACTGGTGACATCGTTCGTCAGCGCGTCCCAGCCCATCCAGATAGAGCCGGTGGAGGACGTCAGCTCGCCGCCACGGAAGGAAACGCCGTCATGCGCCGCCACGGTGTCGGTCTGCAAAAGTTGGGTGCCGTTGTACCAACGAACGGTGTAATATCGCGTCGCCTCAGAATACTGCGCCGTGACAACGAGGTCTTCGAGGATGTAGGTAAGCTGCTGATCCCAGCCGATGAAGGTAAACACCTTATCGACAGTGGAGGGCTTGACAGGCGTGTCGATCAGACCGGCAGTGATGGGGTTTTTCGCCGCGCCGTACTTGCGGACAGTCTGCGTATTCAGGACTGTACCGTCGTAGTTCTTGAATGTGACGGTGCAGGAGCTGACCATCTGATCGTAGGTCACGGACAGATCGAGGAACCGCGCTATGATGGTAGTCAACTCGGCCTGCGACACAACGGCGATATGCGCTGCGCCCTTGAGGACGAAATCCGTAGCGGGGTTGCCTGTCTCGTCCAGACCGGCGAGGTCTTTCAGGCGAAGCAGCACGTCGGCGTCATTCATCGACCAGTCCACGTCCGGCAGGCGGCCACGGCTGAGGCTTGCCGCAGCGCTCACAAGCGCGTAGGTGTCGATTGCTGCGGCGTCCTCGACCCAGATCGTGCGGAGGTTGGAGCCGTCCATAGCAAACGCGGTCAGGTGCGAGAGCTGCCGGGCGATCAAGCTGTTCAGCGGGCAGAGCTTGGCCGTCTCGACAGGAGCACCCAGTGCGAAGGTCACGCCGGTAATGCCGCTGCCGGTCAGCAGGAGCGTTTTCAGGGAGGTGAGGGCAGACAGGTCAAGCGCCTGCTTCAGCTCCGGCGTACCGCGCAGGTCGAGGTACTCAAGCAGCGTGTTTGCGCCGACGCTGATAGACGTCAGATTCTTGTTCGTGTAGCCGTCTGCCTCCGCGCCTGCGGTGAAGCTGCGCAGGCGGCGTGCGCCCTGAAGGTCGATGAACTGGCAGTACAGACCGGCAATGGAACTGATCTCAACCACGTTGGAAGCGAGGTAGACATAGATTTCCGTGTCGCTCAACGCCTCCTGAACGGGGCAGATGATCTCATACGCCGTGCCTCTTTTCGCGCGCTTACGGACGCTGTAGGAGCCGTACTTGACGATGATATAGCAGTCGGCATACGGGGTGATGGAGAAGTTGCCGGTCGGCGTAACGCCCGCCCACTCGTTCGGGGTGTTGCCTCGGAACTGGATTTTGTCGTTCACGGCCACAGAGCCGTAATACTTGGAGGACATATAGCCCTCTTGGTATGTCTCAAACTGGGTACGCTGGTCGGTCTTGTTGCCCTGCATCATATCGATGTACGCGGTGTTGCCGTTGTTGATATAGGGCGTGAAGTATTTGCCCCACATATCTTCGGCCACCAGCGCTTCCGGGCGCGCCGCCTGATGCGCGGCGAACTTGGCAAGGATGCGTTCAGCGCTCCATGCGCCCGCCGCCTCGCGGTCCTTGAACATGGCTTCCAGTTCTGCGCCGAGGCAGTCACGGACATTGCACCAGAGCACGGAGGACGAGGCGTTGAATACGGGCTTGGTGCCCACGCTGTCGGTGTCCTCAAGGCCGTAGCTGAAGGTCAGACCGCCTTCGTTGTCATTGCCGTCTGCGGTGTCGTTGTCGTAGTCCTTGCAGACGTTCCAGCGGTAGTCCTGCACGTCAGGATCGTACTCATAGGAGATGAAAACGTTCTTAGCGCGGTTGTCGATCATGCAGTGGCGCTCGGTGAACAGGTAGTGGTAGAGCAGGCTGTCCACAGTAAAGTAGTTGCCGACCTCGGCCTTGAACTTCGCTGCGCGGTACTCCTTCGTATCGTTCGTGTAGGTCGTCCCGTCGTAGGTCACGGGCGCGCTGAGTGCATTGCCGGTCGGCGCGGTGGTATCGGTGGAAACTACCCACGACAGCATGGTCTGGAACGCTGCCTTCATCTCTGCGGTGGGATTCTTGGGATAGCGGAACTCAAAGGCTCCGTTGCCGTCCCACGTCTCAGCGGTGAGGTCAGCGGACTTGAACAGGCACTGGCTGGCGATGTTGTTGGAAATCTCGACGCAGCACTGAAGCGGGCGCTCGCCGGTCTGGCCGAACACTGCGAAGTTCTTCTTTGAGTTGTTCATGTCGCCGTTGCCGTACAGGATTGTAGCACCTGCGCCGACAGACCGTGCGCCGACGCTCACAGCGTTTGTGCCGGTGTTGGTGAAGAACACCGCGCAGGGGTAGCCCTTGACAGTATCACGGACGCGGGCGTCAGCACGGCGGCCTTCAGACAGGAAGGGCTGGAAGTTGTTGTAGTCGTCGGCCAAAACGGTGTTGTTCGCGTTCTCGCTGGACGCCACGTTCAGCTTGATATTGAAATACGACACGGGAATGTCGTTTTCCGTCATGGCGAACGTCTCGATGCGCTCACCTGCGCCATTCTCCCAAATGGCCTTGCTGAAATCGAGGTCGAGGTTGAGGGCAGCTTCGCCGTATGCGGCGGAGGACGTACCCTGACCCTTCATAATGACGCCGGTTGCATGGAAATTGTAGGTGCTGCCGCCGTCTGTATAGACGAGATCGACCGTGCAGACCACTTCGTCGGACTTGCCAACGGTCATACGGTCGGCGCCGATCTTGAGAATACGCAGCGTCGGGTTTGCTGCTGCCAGCTCATTGACATTGATGCTGCCGTCCGTGTTGAAAATGTGGTTGCGGAGGTAACGGGCAACCATTTCTGTGGTGTTGCCGCAGTCAGCAACAAAGTTGTCGAGAATTTCGTATCGCGTGAGGCTGTGGCTGTACATCTTCAGGCGATAAATCCAGATGTCACAGTCGTCAGAGCCGATTTTCACGTTCTGCGGGTCAGACTGCATCCAGTTATCATTTGCGGTGTACGCAAACGCTCTGGACGGCACGCCTTCAAGCCAGACCACGGCCAGCTTGTTTTCGTTGCTGGCCTCGATGCTGACGTCCAGCTCGATTTTGCGGTCCTCGCAGTACGGGATTTCGACGTTGGTCAACTCGGAGCTGAAAACCGCCTGCTGCGCCTGAAGTTTCAGGCCAATGCCACCAGATACGCAGGTCAGGAACTCCGCATCATAGTCGCGGACATTGGTAGCCTTGAACACAATCTTGATTTCCTTGCCGGAGGTCGCGGCGTTGTCGCTGAACAGGCTGCGGTCAAGCTGAACGTAGGTGCCGCGCTTGACCACAAAGCCGGTGACGCCTTCCGTGTCAATCTGAAATCCACCGTTGATCCAATCAAAATTGGAGCTGAAAGTCAGCGGATGATTCGTGCCGTCGCCGTCCTTGTAGCCGAACTGCTTTGCGGTCGTCTCGCTGTTGCTGTGTCCGGTGGGGTCGAGGTCAACGGCAAGGCCGGTCGTGACAGGGTTGATGTCATAGCCGAGAGAGGTACAGGTGACGGTGATCGGCGCAACGACGCTCTCGCCGGTGCGGATGGAGAGGTTGATCGTGCCGACCGTAGTAGCACGGTACGCCCACGTCTGGATGGTGCGGTCAACGGTCAGCGTGGACAGGGTATTGTAGCCTTCCAGCAGACGGACAGTCGCCGTGGTGCTGGTGGGGTCATACACCATGTAATTGATGCTTCCGGTGGCGAACTGCTGGATTTCGATTGCGCTCTGATACACCGCGATAACCGGCGTATTGTTGTCCGCCTTCGTCCAGATGCCGACATGGCGCAGGTGCGTAGTCGTGACGACCTCGCCGCCTGCCGTGACCTCAAGCCACGCCTCGACGGTGTGCGCGCCGTGTGTCAGCTCAAGCGCCGTGGGGTCAATTGTCGCGGTGACGGAGCGCCCCGTAGTGGCGACCTCACGGGTGAAAACCTCCGTGCCGTCTACGGTCATGTGAATGGTCTTTGTGCCCTCTCCGGTGGGCGTGAGGCGCACGGTAAGCACGCTGGACCCGTGGAAAGCGAGGGTGCCGAGATTCCATGCCAGATCGTAGGTGGACACGGTGACGGTCCATGTGAAGGACTTGTTATTGCCGTAGGCGTCCTCAATGGTGAGCTTGATCGTGTTTGCGCTTGCGGGGGTGAGATACTTCGTGGCGTCGAAGGTGCAATCGCCCTGCGACACCGCCTGTGTAGCTACCTTCGTCCCGTTGATGCGCCACGTTGCCGAGCCGTCGCCCGTGGGCTGCTCGTCGGAAGTATCGGTGGACGTCCAGTTGAATTTGATCTCGACGGTCGCGCCGTTCATCACGGAGAATGCCCGCGAGGTCAGCTTATTGACGATACGGATTAGGGAACCGACGTCCCCGCCGCCACCTCCGCCGCCACCGGAGAACGGCCCCAGAGGGCCGACAACGACCTCGTCGTCGGCGGTCATATACAGATAGCCGTCCTCAACGTAGGCGTCGTCAACCTTGCCCTTTACGGTGGTCTTCAGGTTGTTGAAATCTTTGGCGAATTCATTGACGGATGCGACGGCCTCCGTCGCGTCCAAAAGCGCCTGCTCAGAGCGTGCGGCGGATTCCTGCGCGGAGTTAGCGGACTGCGCCGCCGCCTGTGCGTTGGCTGCTGCCTGCGTCGCCTTCGTTTTGGCGTCCTGCGCCTTGGATTCAGCAGCTTCAGCGGCTTTCAGGGCCTCGTCAGATACACCGGTTGCGAGCTGGGCGGCGGCTTTTGCGGCCTCCGCTGCCGCAGCGGCGCGGTCTGCGTCGCCCTGCACGGCCTCCTTGAAGGTGCCGAATTTCATGTTATAGGTTTCGCCTTCGGACGAGACAAGCAGGAGATCGTCGTCCTGTGCTTCCTCAAGCGTCGCAAAATCAGCGATTCTTTTGTCAGCCATGTTCTTCCTCCTTATGGTTAAGTTCCGGTGCCGCCGCTGTCAAGCGCGTTCAGCCGGTTGTAGATGTCGATCAAGGCGGCTTCAATATTGGACACCTTTGTCTGAAGCGTCGAGATCGCGGTATCGTGCGCCGCAATGGTGCCTTCGGCGGTGGTCAGGCGCGTTTGCAGGTCGGTAACGGTGCCCTGCACCTCCGAAAGTGCTGTCGTATGCCCGCCCACGGTGGATTGTAGCGCGTCGATGTCGCCCTCGGCGTTCTGCACACGTTCTGCAAGCTGCGAGATGTCCGACGCGTGGTTGGAAATCGCTGTGTTCAGCGCGGAGAGGGATTGCGTATGCCCCGAAACGGTGGTTTCCAGCGCGGAGACGCGCTGTGCAAGAGCACCGGGGGAAGAATCCTCAATGCTCTTGATGCGCTTAGATAGGCCGTCCTCAGCGCCTTTGGCACGGGTTTCCTCGTTGCCTATGCGTTCACTGAGAGCAACTTCCACGCCCTGCGCGCGCTCAATCTCAGCCGCCAGCGCGGTATCATCGACCTTGCCCGCCAGCTCCTTTGCGGCGTTCTGGATCGCACCGTTCAGTTCCTCCGTGGTCTGCTTCAGGTGCTGCACCTCAGACAGATACGGGTATTCCTCACTGAGTTCTTCACTGTTCGGGGCCTCGATGTCCGCCCGAAAATTGTGGTCAAGGGTGAGCTTGACGTTGAACATGACGCTGTGGACAAGCTCACCGATTTTTACTTGGTCGCCCAACTCCGTAGCCGGGTCGTACAGCGATTTTGTCGCCGTAAAGGGTAAATACACCAGCCCATTAAAAGCCGCGTACAGGTCGTTGCAAATGCCCTGTGTGGCGTATGGGTTACTGTCGATGGTGAGCATCGTTCCGTTGTCGTTTCCCGCCGTGTAGCTCTCCCCGCTGTCACTGTTGAGTGTCACGCCGGTCACAGTGATCTGTGTGCCGGTCGTGATCTCGCCGCAGACGACGGGGATGTTGATAACGCCCGCCTGCAAGGAAACCTTTTTCGCCATATTGGCGTCGGTGTCCCACACAAGGTAGTAGCCCTCCGGTGTGACAATTTTGTTTCCCTTCTCGTCGGTGATGAAGTAGGACCGCTGCACGTTGTCGCTGCTGCCGGGCAGCACACCGGACGGGACAGGGAGGACGGCATTGAAGATGGTCTGCTCTTTATAAGCCAGACGCACCGGCTGATTGCCCGCGCCATTGGCAAGCGTGATCTTGTTGTAGTCCTCGTCGATGACGTGGAATGTCTCGTCGGGGGCGGTCGTGAGCGGGACCAGCCGCAGGAGGTTTTCTTCCGTGATGATCCAGTTGCCGCCGTGGCAGGCCCCGATATACCCCAGCACCTGCGACATGGTTTTTCCGCTGGGGTACAGCACAACGTAATCAGCGCCGGTCTTGATCCGCGTTCGCAGGTCAATTCCGACGCCGATTCGGTATGCGATTTCCTCCACAACGGACTTCATGCTTTTCGGCCAGCTGGCGGCGGTGTCGCTGCCGTCCAGATAATTCTGGTTGGTCTTGAGCATGGCGTCGTAGCAGTCGATGGTTACAAGCCCCGCAAAGCTGGTGTCGCGCTGGTCGATATAGAATGTGCCGAACTCCTTCCACTCAGTGGCGGTTTTGTCGTTCGTCAGACGGCCCATGATGACGACGGGGCTTTTCGCGGTGATGATGTCGTCCGTGAGGATCGACAGATTCAGTGTAGCCGATATGCAGTTGCCCACGGACAGCGGGGACGGCATAAGGGAACGGTCGATGCGCGGCGCGGAAATAACGGTGTAATCCTTGTTATTGATCCGCGCCTTTGCATCAAACCGAAACCGCCCGCGCGCCGCGAGCTTCGTCCAGCGCTCAGTACAAATACGCATAGGCTCACCTCTCCGTCATGTTGAAGGTACAGCCTTCATAGTAGGTACGGTTGTCGCCCTTGTCGTAGCGCTGCGTACCGTAGGTGAGCGTGGACGTGTAATAGGTCTTTGTCATAATGCGGTTGGTTTTGGGGTCGAGAAAGGTAATGTCGGTGTATTCGCCGTCAACGTCTGCCGCGAGTGACCGCATAATCAACTCAGGCATACGGTTGAACTTGACCGTCCATTTATCCTTCTGCGCGATCCTTGCGCGGTACATCAGCCCGTCAAGGAGGTTGCGCCCGCTGCCGTCCGCGTCGATGTCATTTCTAACCGGGGCAAGGCCGTCTTCGGCCAGCCATGCGGTATAGTCGTGATTTCCGATTTTCAGGATTGGTTTTATGGTGCGCACCTCCTTATTCGAGCGGGGATTTTCCGGTCGCCCGCGTTCTGCGGTTGATTTCTCGGATCGTGCTTTCCGCGATTGCGGTTTTATCGAAGTTGACCGTCGTACCGCTGTAGTTCTGGATGGCCGTCACAATGGCTGCGGTGGCGTTGGTCACGACCTGCGTAACAACGCTTGCGAGCGCGTCATTGGACGTTTCAATGGTCGTGCCGATGTCAGCACCGCCGCCGCTTGCTGCGGCTGCTGCGGCCTTGTAGGGCACGACACCGCCAGCCACAGCGGGAACGGCGAACGTGATGTTATCCGCAATGGCCTGAAGCCGGTCAAGCAGGCTTGTGAAGCTGCCGCTGATCCTGTCCGAGAACGAGGACAGCGCACCGTCCACCTCAGACGCGGGGACGATGTTTCCGACCTTATAATCACCGGCGTTGAATTCATCCGCGATTGCGTCAGCGACGCCGGACACGGATTTCAGGATGGACGGCTGCGAAGCCTCCACACCTTCACCGACGCCGTAGCCGATATTCAGGCCGATTTCGTCACGGAACAGCCGCGACGGGGAGTGAATACCCAGCGCGGATTTTGCAGCGCTGAGAAGGCTGCTTGCGAGGCTGGAAACCTTGTTCTTCAGCCAGCTCCAACCGGAGCTGATACCGTTGGCAATACCGTTACAGATATTGCTGCCGACGCCGGACCAGCCCTGATTCTGAATCGCATTTTTGATGCCGCTCCATGTGCTGGACGCGGTAGATTTGATGCTATTCCATGTGCTGGACAGCGAGGACTTGATATTGCTCCATGTGGACGATGCAGTGGATTTCATGCTGTTCCATGCGCTGGAAGCCGTAGTCTTCATGCTGTTCCAAGTGGACGACGCGGTAGATTTGATATTGCTCCAAGTGCTGGACAGTGTAGCTTTTACGCCGTTCCAGACGGTGGAGGTATTCGCCTTAATGTTGTTCCAGCCGTTGCTGACAGTGGTTTTCAGGTTTGTCCAAGTGGACGATGCTGTGGTCTTGATGCTCGTCCAAGCCGAAGACAGCCCGCTCTTGATACCGTTCCACGCGCTTGTGGTGCCAGATTTGATGGCGCTCCAAGCATTTGAGATACCGGTTTTGACGGTATTGCAGGCAGACGACACACCGAATTTGATGCCATTCCATGCACTGCTGATAACGCCCTTGATTCCGGTCCATGCCGTGGTAGCGGTGGACTTGATACTGCTCCATGCGTTACTGAAGAAGGTCTTCAACTTTTCGATTACGCCGGAGAAGAAGTCCGTGATCTTGTGCCAAGCATTAGAAATGCCCTGCTTTAGTCCGTCAATAAGGAATGTACCGATTTCTGCGAATACGGTAGACGGAGAGTGGATGCCAAACAGGTTCTTTACCCAGTTCACAACGGGGTCTACGACGTGCGCTTTCAGCCACGAACCGGCGTCGCGCATTGCGTCTCCGATTCCACGGAAGAAACCAGCGATAGAATCGAGGCCGATTGCCTCAAACAAACTTGCAAGCAGGTCGGATATTCCGCCAATGGCACCCACAATAATGCTGGGGATCTGAACGATAATACTGACAAGAGCGGTTGCAAGGGATTCCAGCAAGCCAAGCCAGTCAATGTTTTCGATTACCGCGCCCAGTGCCTCACCCAGACTGCCGATCAGGTTTTGCACCATTTCGCCCCAGTCATGATCTGAGAACAGAGACGTAATGAGATCGAGAACGCCGGTTATCGCTCCGCTGATAAACTTGCCAAGCAGTTCACCGAAACCGTCCCAGTCAATATCGGTGGTAAGGCTTTCAAGACAGGCCCAAATTTCGTCTGCAAGGCCGGTCCAATCGACCTGATCCACAAAGCCGACAAGCAGATTGAGCGCTCCGATAAGCAGGCCGCCAAGCAATTTTGTCAGATCAGAGAAAATTCCGCTCCAATCAATTCCGTTGAGAAAATCAGCGATTTTTCTTCCGAGCATTGCCCAGTCGAAGTTCTCGACAGCAGCCACCATACTTTGGAGTGCCGTTCTGATTTGCGTACTGAGTGCTTCGGCAAGTGCCGAAAAATCAATGTCCGAAATGAAATTGCTGATGTTTTTTGCGAGACTTCCCGCAATACCGATCCAGTCGGCGGCGTTCACGGTCCCGTACATGAAATCCGTGATGGCCTTGCTCACTGCTGCACCGTCAAGCGTACCGAAAAAGCCATCAAGCGATTTCAGGATGATTGCCCATTTCCCGGTCAGGATCACACCGAGATTTCCCCAGTCCACGCCAGTGATGATGTGGTTTAGGAGTTCTGCAAAGCGCGACGCAAGGTTTTTCCAATCGAAGTTCTGGATGAACGTCGCAAGGAACGTCAATGCGCCGTTCAAATAGTACCCGATCTTATCGCCGATGCCCGCCCAGTCTACGGTATCGACCATTTCATTGAGCTTTGTTGCCAGCGTGTTTGCAGCTGCGGCCCAGTCACCGGCCTTGATCTGCTCGACCATAAGTTTTGCCCAGTCGGGCAGCGTTACGTCGGGCAGACTTCCGAGATCACCGGCACCGCCACCACCCCCGCCGCCGTCAGAGCTGTTGTCGCTGAGAATGTTCAGTTCATCGAACGCGGCCAGCTGCCGTTTGAGCTTATCGGTAGCTTTGGATGCCGCCCCGCCTGCGCTGCTGATTTCTTTGGACGCAGTTTTTCCATAGATGCCAAAGAGCTTGAGAAACGCGGTCACATAGGCGACAGCTTGTGCGACAAGGTTGATAATGCGTGTAATGATCGGCCCCAGCAGGTTTCCGATGCCCGACCAACAGGCGGACAGCGTATTGGAGAGCTGCTGATTTTCGGCCATATAGGCGCTGACCGCTTTCCGCAGCAGCGCCCAGACGCCGCGCGCGCCAAGCAAGCTGAGTGCAAATTTCTTCGCGCCGGAAATCAGCCCGCCAAACTGGCTGTTCATCTTCTTGCTGTGGAACAGCATTTTTGCCATACCGGACGCTGCGGCCCTTATTCCGGAAACAAGAGAGCCAGCAATGGTTTTTGCTGCACTTTTTGCTGCGCTTGCGAAACGACGCATAAGGCTTTCGGACTTTTGCGTTTTGGATTGCATTTCGGACAGACTTTCGGACGCACTGGCAAGGACCGCCTGCATCTGATCATACTGCGCCGTATCCGCTCCCATCCGGAATGCCGAACCGTCAGCCTCCATCCTCCGGACGGCCTCTGCGTATGTATCACATTTTTGAGCGGCGCGGTCAATGTCAATTTGAAGGTTTTTCCACTGCTGCGAATTGTGAGAAACGCCGCGTGCGTCAAGCGTTTTCATTCTTTCACGCAGCGCATCTGCCTTGTAGCTCGCTTTTTCCAGCGCATCAACAAGAGACTGATACTCCTGCGTCGGGAATTGCGTCTGGCCGACTGCATCCAGCCGTTCCTGAAGCTCCGCGATCTTGCTTTCCAGCGTGCTTGCCTTGCCCTCAAAGGAGGTCATAGCGCTCTCGCTGCCGGACATAGCTTTCTGGAAGGTCGGTTCCAGCTTCTGCACGCTGCTGTTCACGGCGTCGATCTCACGCTGCAAACCAGATGCCTTTTCCGTCACACCACCGATGTTCACCTGCGGTGTAGCTGTTTCCGGCGCAGGCGTGCCGCTGCCGTTGGTATTCTGTAATTCTTCGAGGGAGGCTTGCAGCTCCTGTACTTTTGCCTCAAGCGCTGCAACCTTATCCTCTGCGCCACCTGTATTGATTTCAGGTGTCAGCGGCTTGCTGAAAAGTTCTTTCAGCGTCTGTCCCAGATTCTTGACCTCCGTGGACAGCGCCTTGATAGCCGCAAGCAATTCAGCGCTTCCGGCCTTAAATCCGTCCGAATTTATCTCGGTATCAATGATGATAGAGCCGTCAGCCTGATCTGCCATTTAACCACCTTCTTTCTTAGCCGAGTAGCGCGTCGATCCTATCCTTTTCTGCCTGTTCTTCTTCAGTCAGCTTCGTGCGTAGGGCGCAAATAGCGCGGTTGGAATTCCAGTATTCACGCTCCCACTTTTCCAGCTTTTTGCCCTTTGCACGCTTCAGACGCAGGTTGAGCACCTGTGCAAAAACGCCGTCCGAAATCTCCATGTAATAGCCCATAAAGGTCCACCAGTGAACATACCGGGCGGTACGGACCTCAAAACCGGCAACCTTATTGACCGCTGGAAACATGATGCTCTCGTCCTGTTCCCAGTCCATGACGCGCGGAGGCGGCTTTCCGCCCGTGTCCTCCGGCTTGTCATTGTGGTCAATAAAAGCGAGAGCGGCCTTGAAGGCCGCCTCGTAGTCGTCTTTTGGAATTGCGTCGAAGTCCTTGAACAAAATGAACAGGCAGATATAAGCCTTTTCTTTGTCTTCGAGGTCGGGATCACCGAACGCGATCACGATTTTCAGAACATCCCGAAAATCGCTGCGAATGCGGTAGAACTTACCGTTTACCTCAAGACTTCGCGGCAGTGTTCCGATCATTTTTTACCGCCCTTGTGCTTGCCAGTACGGTAGCCGTGGGTGTACCGCTCAACACGGGAGTTGACTTTCTTCACCTCGCGGTCGAACTGGCGGGAGATATAAGCACCGACCGCAGACAGCGCGTTTTCGCAGTAGAAATGACCGTTGATGGGGGAAAACGGGTGCATCTTACCGAAGAACGCCTCCGACATATTGCCGCCAAAGAGCTTGTCACAGGCAGTGTACAGGCGTTTTTCAGCCTCACGCAGTGCCGCGAATTCGGCTTCGTTCCGTTCGTCCACAGTGCCGTCCGGCTTGATGTTGACGCTTTCCAGCGGCTCGACGATTTTGTCAAACTCTGCGGCGACGCTGTTGAAGCGATCCACAATGCCGATGTCGGTCGGTCGGAAGGAGAATTCCCCGATCTGTTCCCCGCGCTTATTTCGGATAGGCACCTTTACGCTGCCATCGTCGATGATGATTTCATTGAAATTCTGCTGTACCAGTTTGTCAGCCATTTTAATTGCCTCCTGAATTCAAAATGTTGCCGCCCTGCGTATTAGGCGCAGGGCGGCGGGGGTGGATGATTAGCCCGCAGCGTTGGTGTCTGCGGTGAAGGTCTTCGTGGTGAGGTCGAAGGTGCCCTTGACGCGGTTGCCCGCGTTGTACACGGTAAAGGGAATCTGCACGCCGGAGGTGTCACCGCCGACAGATTCGGGAACGACCCACACGTCTTCGCGGTAGGCCCATGCCACGGTGCCGTCACTGTTAAGCAGCACGTCAACCTTCGTGGTCATGCAATCGTCGCCGGTCAGGCGCTCATTGGCGATCTTTGCGAGACGTTCAAACAGCGGGTCGCCGCTGTAGGCATAGAAGGGGTCAACCTCAGACTGCACCTCGTAGCCATTGTGGACGACGTTCTGTTCGCCCAGAATGTTTTTGTTGACCTCAACGTCGGGGTTCAGCTCCTCGTTATACTCCTCAAGGTCCTTGCCGAGACGGGTATAATTCGGGGCGTAGGTTTCCTCGCCCTGCGTCTTGACGCCGAACTTGGCGTCGAGGAAATGGGCAAGATACTTGCGTTCGATTTTCGGCATAATTTCAACTCCTCAAATATCAAATTCGTTGTTGTAGTCCAGCCGCAGGCCAATGAGCCAATCTTCGACACCATCCTGATAGGCGGAGTTGAGGTAGGCAGGGCTTGTGCGGCTGATTTTCTTGATGACGCGGTTGCCAGCCAGCAGCGCGGGGTATGCGCTGAGCTGGTGGCGCTTGCCGTTCAGCGTGACCGGCTGCCGCTCAAGCCACTTGCCCAGCGCATCAAGGAATTCTTTGATGCGGATGCGCTGAGCTTCGGATTTCGGGGCGGCGCGGTAGACCACATTGAACGGATATTGGCAGACCTGCGTGACGTGTCCAGTAACGTCCTCCGTGCTGTTCTGCAAAGCCGCACCGGAAATCGGAAAGAATCCGATCCCCGAAGCGTCCGAGAGCGTGGAGAACAGGATGGATTTGTTGCCGGTGGTCAGACCGGGGAACTGGTTCAGCAAGTCAAGAAGAATTTTGCTGACGGCCTCAGAGCCGTCAATGTCGATGACCGTTTTCGACGGCATGGTTATTTACCTCCGATTTTCTCCTTCACGCCGTCGATCCAGAATTGCTTGTTCTGCCGTTTGGCGTGTTCAAACCATTGTGGGACGGCCTGCGGGTTGGAGTATTTCAGCGGCCTGTCGGTGGCAACGAGCTTCGCGCCCTTACGGAAACGCAGGATGTATTCACCGGGGCCTGTAGGGATTTTGCGGGGGCCTTTGCCGGTTACGGAATCCACCATGACCTTACCGCCGTACTGGTAGCGCGCATACGGGCCGGGAAAGACGACCTTTTTTCCGTCGTCCTCCGTGTGGGAGCGCTGCTGCAAGCTGCCGGTCAGCAGCGGCATACAGGCTTTGCAGTCCTCAAGCACGCGGTCGCCCAGCCATTGCTGCGCCTCGCGCATACGCTGATCCAGCGCGCGCAGGTCAACAGTGACGTGTACGCCGCCGTCAGAATAGGAGATTTTCGGGAGGCCGGACATTTTACCGCCCTCCGATCTCGAAGTGAGGGAGAAGGCCGTAAAAGCCCGCAGAGCTTATCAGGTAGATTCCGTCGCGTTCTGCGTTCAGGGCGTGGTATAGGCCTTCGTCATAGTCGTCATCGGTCAGCGGCTCGGTGTCAGGCCATGCACCAGCAAAAATGAAATCGCACTCCGGGGCAAAGGTGATGTGCTGTGCCGGATTGTCGCAGCGGGCATATTCCTTCGGCCCCGTGTAACTTTTCATCCCCGCGCCGGTGGGAACGCGCTTGTCCGCCGTGCAATGGATGATGATGTCCACGGCGTCAGCGTTGTTGCCTCCCGCAGTTGTCGCGCTGTTGGCTTTTGTGGTCAGCAGGTCAGCGCCGGAAATGACGGACGGAAACCAGCGCCCGGTTGCGGCGTGGTAATTAAAGACCGTTATTGTGTCGCGGTACACGCCCAACACCTCCCGCATACAGCAGATTGACGCCGTTTGCATCCGGGATATTTGCCAGATACTGCGCGGCAATGCTGCCGATCAAATTTGTTTGTGCCTCTGCGCTTGTCGCGGCGGCAGCATAAACGGAGCTGTTCGCGCTGCCCGCCGAATAGGAAATGGATTCCCGTCCGGACGAGATAGACGCGACAGCCCCGTGATAGCTTCCGTCCTCCGCTTTCTGCGCGGAAGATGCCCTCCGCTGGACGTCGATCCAGTAGAGGGCTTCGGCAATGGCACAAACAGCCTTCTTGACCTTGACGGCATGGGCTTCCACGGTCGGAAACGCAAACGTGAGCCGCCCAAAGGTGATTGCGTCCAGTTCGTCGCTGGCGCGTTCAAGCCACTTTGGGGAGGTTTCCTCGGTCAGCGTGTCCCCGAAGTAGCCGGAGCCGTAAAACGCAAAGTCTGTGTATGCCATATCAACGCCTCCTTAGTCTTCCTGCACCTCGGCAGGGGCGTCCGTTTCGGCCTCTGTGGGCTTCTTACGGCGCTTGTCCTCCGCCTTTGCGGGCGCGGGTGCGACAGCAGGGGCGATTTCTACGGCTTCGTAGATGGCCGACCTCTGCATCAGCTCAATGCTGGTTTCATCGGTGGCCGCTACGATGTTGCCCGATTTCAGGTTGCGAAACAGCATAGCGTCCTCCTTACATCAGGCCATGGTGTAGTAGGTGGTGCCGGACGCGAACTCCGTGATGGAGACAGCAGTGTACACACCGTTGGCCTCGGTGTAATACTGAGTACCGGCAGCATAGGTAGCCGCCTTGGTGAACACGCCGGGCTTGAAGATCAGGTCAGGCATGACAACGGTGGTGCCGTAGTGGTAGAACAGCTCGACGCCGTAGGCATTGGAGAGAGGGATCTTCTCGGCGGTGTACTGGTCGGCCATGATGGGCTGAGCAACAGCGCCCTCGACCATGAGCAGGTAGTTACAGCCAGCGGGAAGGTGGACGCAGCTGTACGCGCGGACGCCGTGCCACACAAGGAACTCCTCGGCGGCGGTGTTCACGTTCGCGTTGTTGGTCTGCTTGTCAAGGTCGTTACGGATCATACCGTAATACTTCGGGGACAGAACGAGGTGCATCATGGAGCGAGGCACGCCGTCCACGAAGTCATTCTGGGTGGTTTCGCATTCCTGAATGATGGCTTCCAGCTCGTCAGAGATGGTCTTGTAGGCGGACAGGTTCAGCACAGTGGCCTTACCGGCAGCAGCGGCAAAGAACGCATTGTCCAGCTCGGCAGCCATACGCAGAATGTGGTTTGCGGAACGACGGTCCAGAACGCCGTCAACGCTGTACAGGCGGACGTCCTTCTGTTCCAGCTCCTCGACGATCTCGCGGTCGGTGTCGATGGCAACAGTGACGGGCTTTGCCTTCACGGCGTCGCCCTTGCCTGCGGTACGCGCGGTGCCGTAGTTCTTGGGGGTGGCGTTGACGAAGCGCTTAGCTTCGACGGTGCCGGAAACGGGATCGCCGGACAGGTCCATGTTCTTCATGGAGCCGGAGATCAGCGCCTTCTGGACGCCCTCAATGGTTTTGCCGTACAGCTCGGCAAGATATTCCTTGCCGTCGCTTTCCAGCAGGATGTTCAGTGCGTTAATACGAGGCATAATTCATACTCCTTTGTTTATCAGAAAATTTTGGGCGGGGTGTACTTCTCAGAGCCGGTGCCGGGGTCGCCCGTGGGTCCCGTAAAAGCAGGCGCTTTTTCCTTCTGCTTTGCCGCCTTTTCTGCGGCTTCCTTTTCCTCGGCAGTCTGATACAGACCGGCGTCCTTCTGCTTGGCAGCTTTCATAAAGTCGTCAAAGCCGAAAAATGCGCCGTCCTTCCACGTCAGACCGGCGTCCGGAGACATACACTCGGACACAAGGGCCGTGCGGGCAAAGGGAGAAGTGACGCCGTACTCGTCCAGCTTCTTGGTGATCCAGTCCTTCTGATCGCGCTGCGTGATCTCGCGGGTGAATTTCTTCTCCGCGTCCTCCGCCTGCGTCTTGTAGGTCTGGATTTCCTGCTGAATCTGCTGCGGGTCGATGCCCTCAAACTTCTTCAGCGTGGTTTCGGCAGTATCGAGGCGGGTTTTCAGGCCGTCGCGCTCTGCCGTGAGGTCTGCAATGGTCTTGTCCTTGGCGGCCTTCGCGGCCTCAACGTCTTTCCCGTTGAGCGCGAACACCTGCTTGACCTGATCTTCATTCAGCCCCAGTGCGGTCAGTTCTTCGGTTTTCATAGATAACCTCCTGTATAACGGCAATAGCAGATATTTAAGACGTTGCAGCGTCTGGCCGTTTTCGGCATTGTTAGGACCGCCGATAGTCCAATTTTGTACCCCCGCCGGAGTTGCACCGGCGATACTGGAAGGGGCATAGAAAAGCAGAGCCTCGCAGCGCCGAAATGGTGCTGTAAAGCTCTGCTTTGCGATTATTTACTTGCTGCGGGCGGCGGCAATGGATTTTCGCGCGTCTTCCCGCGTCCATTTTGCAATCTGGATGCGGTCAGAGAGGCGCTTCAGGGCGTTGTCCGTGCAGAACTGGTTATAGTCCAAATTCTGCTTTTCCAGCAGCTTTGCCGTCCGTGTGTACTGCGCTTCAAGTGTAGCTTTTACGCCTGCGTCCTCCGCTGCCTCAATGGCCGTGCGAAGGCCGACCAGCTTTGTTTTCGTGCGCCGGATGCGCGATTCCTTCCCGCGCTGCTTCTGGCTGAGGTCAAAAGCTCTCTTGTTCTCCTCAGCGTCGAACTGCGCGTATGGGTTGTGCCGCAGATCGCCGGGGCCGAAGCTGTGGCGGCAGTTCCAGCCGCACAGGCCCTCGCCGGTGCCATACCCTGTGGATTCCGCGAAAAGCGGCAGGTCAGGCGTTCGGCCTGTCCGGCTGTAGAACTTGCCCTGCCACCAGAAGTGATTTCCGGGGTTTTGACCGCCGTCGCCGTAGCGTGCGCCGAGGTGCGCTGACACAAGCACAATGTCCCAGTCGCGTTCCTCCATACCCTGAACGGCCATATTGCCGGACGCCTGCGCGACGCCGGTACGAACGGCCCGCAGCACAGCGGTTTCGATGGTGTCAACGTGTCCGGTGGGATAGACGACCTGCGTTTGCGTGTCAACAATGCTGCTGACGGCCTCCTGTACGGCCTGCGTGTACGACGTCGCGCCGGACGCCACCTTGAAATGTGCGGTGTCCAGAGCTTTCAGCAGCCGTTGTTGGCTTGCGTGCGCGGTCGTGCGGGTGAAGTTGTGGACGGTGCCCGCCGTGCGCTGGTAGGTGTCCTCAAGCAGCCGGATCATGCTCTCAGACTGTGCAAGCTCAATGCCCGCAAGCCCGTGTTCAACATAGAAATTGCTGTCGTAGGCAAGGGCTTTGATACCGGCGTCCTCGAAGATGCGCTTGATCTCTGCGTCCGTCGCCTTCGTCCAGCGCTTGATTTCCCGCTGTACGGCGTCCAGATGGCCGCCTGCGGCTTGATAAACCTCAAGCTGCCATTCATCCGAGGCGGTGAGAAAAACGCCCTCACCGCGCCCTAACCGTGCCATAACTCGCCGGATAAGGTCGCTGGTGATCCACACGTTCAACTCGTCGATTTGCGGGTACAAGGTTTCGATGATATCCAGAATCTGCTGAGGGGTCAGCATTTATGCCGCCTCCTATTCTGCGCCGAAAAGCTGGGCTTTCTCAATCTGCGCCGCGTCAGCCTCTGCGGTCATAGCCTTTGCTTCTTCCTCGCTCATGCCCTCGAACTTTACGAAGTACATCCACTTCGGGACCCAGCCCTGCATGACGTAGGCGCGCCACGAGGCTTTGTCCTCCTCATAGTTGTAGGTCACGTCGCCGAAATTGAAATTGACCTCATATTCGCCCAGCGGCGCGAGGTTGTAGAGCGTGACCAGCGCGTCAGCACCTGCCAGCGCCTGTGTGATGGCGTCCTTGAGCGCGTCGCGGTCGGTCTTGATCGTCTGGATGGTGTCGCGGTCGTCGGCCTCGACCTGTGTTGCGGTAATCATGCCGGTCTGGCCGTCCAGTACAAACACGCCTTCGGAAAAGCCGCATTTGACACCGGCCATAGACAGGTCGAAGTTGATGTCCTTGATCCGCGCGTCGGTCAACAGCGTCGGCGCGTGCTCATGGATTGCGGAAACCTCGCCGTCAGACAGGCCCATACCGAGGCCCTTCACGAAACGCGGCAGCTCGACGTTGCGGTTCTGCGCGTTCTGAATGAGCTGCTGCCCGACGAAGGTAATGTGCTTGCTGTCCTCGATCTCCGTATTCTTGCGGCTGACGGCAATGTCGATGGCCTTCAGCTCTGCAAGAGCATTGGCAAACACGGAAAGTCCCAGCGGGGACGACGGGTCAACAGTGTTTGCACCGGGAACGCGATAGTAGCCGAACAGCGGCGTTTCAAGGTTGGTAATGGTAACTTCGGGGGCCAGATGCGCCCATGCGTCAACCTTGTCAAGCGCCACCTCCTCACCAAGGGTAACTTCGCCCTTCGTGCTGAGCCGGTTTTCAAACGCCTTGTTCGTGATCTTGTAGAGCTTGCCGCCCTCTGCGGTGCTGCCCTCGAAACGGTGGTATTCGAGCCGTGTGAAATGGCGGCTGCCCTGTGCGGTATGCGCCGCGAAGATCGCACCGACGATTTCGCCGTTGTCGTCCTTTGCGGTAATGCCGAAGTTGCCCGGCAGGATGAAGTCCCATGTCTCGCCGTTCCACTTGAGCATAACGCCGCCCAGCCGCTCAGCCTCCGACACACGATCTGGCAAGCGCTTGAGCAGGTCGTCAGCCAGCCCCTGCAAATAGTCGGCACGGGGCGAGCCGGAAATAGCAATGCCAATGTCCAGCGTAACCAGCTTTGCGCGGGTGTCGCTGATGTGTTTTGCCATGTTGATAGTCCCGATTTCATCCTCGGCGTTCAGCCAAGGCGGCTTGCCGGTAGAAATGCGGTCCCAGTTTGTAAGGGCGCTGGACATTTCCGGCGAGGAAATGAGTTCAACGCCAAATGCTTTCGCAATATCGGTCCCGCTATGAATAAAAAGCATTTTGATCCTCCTTAGCAGGCGCGTAAAAAAATTCATTTCGTCACCGCCTCAAACTATCCATTTCAGTTCATTCCGCAGGGCTGTCCGGCAGAAATATCTGAGCTGGTCCATGCTATGGTCGTTTTCCTTGATAACCGCGTCTTCAGCCTTTTCCTCGTCCCACGAGTAAGTTTCAAACTCCTCGAAGGTGCTTTTGCAGCTCTTGTGGAAATACAGGCACCCGGCGTTCAAGAACTTTGTAACGTCCTGAATGCCGTTCAAAACGTCGTTGTCGGCCTTTACAGCCATGTATTTACCGTATTTTTGTATCGTCTCAATCATGGACGACGCAGATGGGTCAATGATGATGTACTGGATCGGGTAGTCTCCAATCAGGTCGCACAGCATCTTGTAATACGCCTCGTTGTCCACGCGGTTGTTGCTGCCGCCCTTGTAGTACAGCTCCTTGACCATGATGGCCTTTTGTTCCGAGGGACTGTAATCGTACAGGCCAGCGGCAAACGGATTGACGGTGCCGTAGTCCACGGACACATAGTAGCGGTGCCGTGGATTGAGCGCCGGGACCTTCGGGACGATATGCGCCGAGCGGTCGAACATGGGGTAGACAAGGCCCTCGGCCTTTACCCACAAACCAAGGATATAACGCCGGTAGAAAACGCCGGTGTACATCCCCTCATATCTGGCCTTGATTTCAGGCGCAAGGCTCAGATTGTCGTCCATTGTGAAGTGCAGATACAGGATGTTCCGCTCTCGCGCCTTCTTGATCCACTCCACATAGAACCAGTGGCCGGGGTTTTCGGGGTTACAGTTGAACCAGAACTTAGAACCGGCCACGCTGCAACGGGCCATAGCCTGTTCGACAAACGAGCGGGGCATAAGGGCCACTTCGTCAAACAGCACGCCCGCAAGCGTGATGCCCTGCACCAGTGTGTAGCTTGATTCGTCCTTACCGCCGAACATATAATAGCTGTTGGTCACGCCGCCAGACGTGATAATCAGCTTGTTTTCACTGCGGCGTTCAGTGATCGAGAAAATGCCCTCAAGCCACTGCGGCATGAGGGTTATAACGTTGCGGCGCAAGCTCTCGATGGTCTTGCCGCATATAGCGAAGGACTGACCGTTGAAGCGGCTCATGCTCCACAGGATAAAGCCGTCCGTCATGGAAACGGTCTTTCCGGAACGGATAGAGCCGTCACAGATGATGCCGTCACAGTCCATGAACTGCGGCTTATTCCACCACGTCAGCGTCAGAAGCTGCCGTTTGCTGAAGTTCTGGTAAATCATCCGTGTTCACGTCCTCCTTTGTGGCATTCTGGATAGCTTCAAGCAGATTGTTGTCCTTTGCGCTGCCGCCCAAGCCGGTTTCGCCGGTGATGTCCATATAGAGCTGGATCGCATAGGTGTTGCCTGCCTGCGCCGACCGCATAAGAGCGTCGGCCACAAGCATTTTTTGGGTCAGCACCTCAGACGGGATGCCCAGCTTTTTCAGGCGGTTCTGCTTGCGCTTATCGGTAATCGGGAGGCCGGAATACAGCTCAAGAAGGTCAGCCATCATTTGCCGCTCACGGCGTTTCTCCTGACTGGCTTTACCACCAGCAGAGCGGATAGCGTGAGCCTCTTCTTCGCTGCGTTCGGTCAGAGGAATGAGGTTCTTGTCTTGTGGTCTGCTCACGCTTCACACCTCCTATCAGTGGTTTTTCCTCCTTCGTCACTTCGCTTTCTGATAGCTGTACTTGTAACCGAATTTCTGCTGATTGGCTTTCAGCCACTTAGAAACGGCGTCGTTGTAGTCCTTGCCGCTGAGCTGGGCGCTGTTGACCGCCTTTACAAAGCCGGAAGCGTTGAAATGCGCGCCCTTCGTGAAGGTGTACACACCCGCATATCGCGCCGTATCGTCGCCGCGTCCGGTTTTGGTGCTGACGGCCACAATGCCGCGCCGGGTGCCGAGGGCGGTATTGATGACGTCCTCTTTGCTGAAGGTCGGCCAGCCGTCACGCGGGTGGTTGTGAATGGCAATTTCCTTGCCGTTGCCGGTCAGCCCTGAAATACTGCCCGCGTTGCCGTGGCGGTATTTCGTAGCGAAGCCCTGTTCATCCACGACCACGCCGTGTTCTTCCAGCGCGTCGCCATGTGCGGCCACAAAGGCGCGTACCATGTCCTCATAGACACGGTTGGAGCCGATTTTGACATTCATGCGCGCGGGAAGGTCTGCGGTGGTTTCGTCCTTGCCGCTGCCGCCACCAGAAGACGGCCAGCCGCCACTAAAACCGATGCCGGAACCGCCGCCGCGCCCGCCGTGCTCCACGGGGAAGGTGATCTCCGTCCATGCGCTGATCCGCTGCTCAAGGGTCTTGCCGTCAATCTCAAAGTGCAAAGCCTCGTCAAGGCTGTTGAAGGATGCAATGATTTTGCCGGTCGTCAGGCTGTACAGCTCAAGCGGATTGCGGAAAAGCACCACCTTGTCGGTCGCATAAACGCCGTTCAGACGCTTGAATTCATGCTTGAATCTGTCAAGCTGCATATTGTCTCACCTCTTTTTGGGTATAAAAATACCGCCAGCGGAAAGCCGCTGACGGTTGAAGTCTTGTTCAGTTCACACGGATGACGGGTTTCGGGCCTCTGCCCTTGCCGCCTTCCGCTTTGGTGGGCTTTGCGTCATAAGGCGCGCCGGGACGCTTGCTGGTCTTGCCCTTCGCGGGCTGTGCGGGGGTCTTTTTTGCCATTATGGGCCTCCTATCTGACAACAGGCTCGTCGTTGCTCTGATTCATGTACTCCTTGAAGAACGCCTTCACGTCGTCGGGGGCGTCGTCTCTGATGCCGATGATCTCGTCCGTGTCCTCGTCGCGGATCACATAGCCCATCATAATCAGTTCAGGGTCATTTTCGTTTCTAATCTCACTCATGCTATCCTAACTCCCTTTTGAGAATTTTCCAAATTGCTTGAGACAGCGGCTTTGCGCGGCTGCCGTTGGCGCGATAGTCTGCGACGGCCTCGGCCATAGCCTCAGAACGGTTTTTGGTCGCATATCGGGAAATTTGCGCCACAAGCTGGTCATTCGTCAGCCCTTTTCCGGCTGCGGTCTTCTTCGCGGCTCTTGCGGCCTCGCCCACCACCTTCGTAGCGAAACGGTGCTTGTTCCATGCGTTGATACGGTCCATAGTCCCGTAATAGCCGGTCTGCGTGATGTTCTTGAACACCAGCGCGCTTTCCAGCAGATGCCCGATTTCGTGCGAGGCAATATGTACGCTGCTTGTGCCGTCAGGGTGCCATTTGACGCGCACGTCGTTTTCGTAGTTCTGATCCAGCTTTGCCTGATCGCCCATCATTTTGGGATTGAGCTGCAATTTGCCAGACAGAGAAGCAGAGGCGTAGGCATTGGAGCGGCTTTCACTGCCGTTCAGCTCATGGATGCCGATTGCCGCCTGCGGGAACTCCTTCAGTAGTTCTTCAAGCTCACCGGCTGCCGAGCGCAAAACGCCGAAATCGACCTTATCAGCGGACGAATGCACCGTCACGCTGTAATGGTCCTGCATATACTGTCGCAGCTCTCCGACGTCTTTTGTGTCAAGCGCGCTGCTGCCGCGCCCGGAACCGCCGCCACGTCCACCCATGTATTATACCACACTTTCTTTCGGTTTTGTAGTCCGCGCCTTGATCTGCTCCTGAAAAGCCGCCACATGAACGATAGGCCCGGAAATGCCTTCCGGCACAAGGCCATAAAAGTAAATCGTCGATGGGTTCAGACGGCGGAGCATTTCATCATAGCCGAGCCGGAAAAGCTCTGCGGCGCGCTTGTTAAGCTGCGTTCCAACACTGGAAACGGCCACAGCGCCACCCACAGGTTCACCGTCAAAGCACCACTCGAAGCTGCTTTCGTCGCTCCAAGAGATGGTCGGAATAACCGTGATCCCGTTGCCTTGCCAATACGCGCCGAGCCAATGCTTGCGGTAATGGTTCCAGATTTGAACGGCTTTCGGGAAGTCCGTATAGGTTGAAAAATCCGGCGTGCATACGGCCTTGAAGCGCCGCAGCATATCAAGATAGGCGTCGGGATTCGTCCACAGGCGGTTGAACTGGTAGTCGTCCACGAAAAAGTGAACGGCTTTGTTCGCCGGGTCCTTGCAGCTTTTCGCATAGTTAAAGCCGATCCAACTTTGAGGCGTGGCCGGAACTTCGGCCAAAATGCGCGGTATGTCAAAGGCTCCCGCGCCGATGAACTTCGCCCTATTCAGATTTTCGTAGTTCCTCTGATCGCGGTACATGGCGCGGGCCTCCTATCTGCAAAAATAGAATTCAAGACACAGGCGGTAAGGCCGGAGGCAGAACCGTGTACCGCCTCTCGCGTGTCTTGAATTCCATGCTATAGTTTACCACAGGTGCGGCGGACATTTTGGGACCACTTTAGTCACTGGTGCTTTGCAGATACCGGTATACGCGCTTTCTCACGCTCTCGTCCGTATTGCCACCCCCGACGTGCATAGCCGTCTGGTGCCAATTAAGCCCATTGATAAAGCGCAAAGCGAATATCTGCCGGGTCAAACTGTCCGGTATACCGGATATGTACCGCTCAAGGCGGGTACGCTCATGGATGCACTGGATTTGCTTTGCTGCGATAATGGCCTTCAGGTCAACGATTTCCGCCACGCAGCGGGCCAGCGTATCACTATAGCCGGGCGCGTGGGGCATACCGTCGTACTTTGGAGACTTTGGGGATGTCGTCATAGCCTCCAATTCGTCAAGCCTGCGCTTGTCTTCCTCGATTTCACGGTTCAGCCAATAGAGCTGAGATAATTCTTTGATAGTCATGCCGCGGCCTCCTTAGCCTTCTGAATTCTAACCTTCAGGGCTTCCAACAGGCTATCCTGTGCATTGGCTTTGCCGCCCAGAGATTTAATAACGTCTTCGTCCGTGCCGCCCAGCACCACCAGATGGTGGACTATGACGGGGTACGGCTGCCCCTGCCGGTGCAGGCGCTTATTGGTCTGCTGGTACAGCTCTAAACTGTCGTTCAGGCCGAACCAGATGATGTGATGGCCGCCCTCTTGCAGGTTGAGGCCGTAGCCACAGGACGCGGGCTGCATCAACAGCAGGTCAATATTGCCAGCGTTCCAGTCGTTTTCCTCCGCTTTGCCCTCGTACACTCTCACCCGCAGGTGTGTAGCTTCCAGCGCCTGCAACAGCCGGTCGCGGTCGTGCTTGAAGTTGTAGCAGATAATCGCGTGCTGCCCGGAAAGCTGCTCCACAGTCTCAAGCAGCGCCTCGATCTTGCAGTCATGCACAGTGATGACGTTCCCGTCCTCGTCGTACACAGCGCCGTTGCAGAGCTGTAGGAGCTTGCCGCGCAGAGTAGCGGCAGAGCCAGCCGTGATGACTGTCTCGTCCACCTGAAGCAGCGTGTCCCGCTCCAAGCGGTCGTAAGCCTTCTGCGCTGCGGTGTCCAGCTTGACGGGAATATCCTCATAGATCAGTTCGGGCAGGTCGAGGTAGTCTTCCGATTTCATGCTGATGCAGATGTCAGAGATACGGCGGTAAATTTCGTCCGCCGCGCCCAGCTTTGGCGCATAGGAGAAGATCGTCGTGCGGCTGCGCTTGTCCGGCACAAAGTATGCGTCACGGTATGAGGTGATGGTACGGCCCAGCCGCTGCCCACAATCCAGCAGATACACCTGCGCCCACAGGTCCATAAGGCTGCGGGGATTCGGCGTGCCGGTCAGCTCCACAATGCGGTTGATCCGAGAGCGCACCAGCTTCAGCGCCTTGAAGCGCTTTGCCTGATGATTTTTGAAGCTGCTGCTTTCGTCGATGACCACCATATCGAACGGCCAGCTGCGCCCGTAATAGCCCACCAGCCACTGCACATTCTCGCGGTTGATAAGATAAACGTCCGCCGTTTGGGCCAGTGCTGCGGTACGCTGCCCCACAGAGCCGAGGACGTGTACCAGCCGGAGGCAGGAGAGGTGGGACCACTTTGCAGCTTCTTTGTCCCATGTCGATTCTGCTACCTTCTTCGGAGCAATGACAAGCACCTTCCGCACTGCCCAATATTCATACTTCAGCCGCTTGATCGCAGTCAGCGTGATAGCCGTTTTGCCGAGGCCCATATCCAAGAAAAGCCCCAATGCCGGATCACGAATAATTCGATCAATGCAATACTGCTGATAGTTATGCGGGCAAAAATCCTTCATCCCTCAGTACCTCCCTGCATCGTGCAAGCACGGCTTCGATTTTCTCCTCGCTATCGACCGCCGAAAAAACTTCAAAACCCAACGCACGCAACAGCCCTTGCACATAAAGCTGCCGCTTGCGTTCCGTTTTCCCCGGCTTCTTCAGCTCTACAAAAATCACCTTTGCGCCGGGAAGCAGAATGATCCTGTCAGGGACACCGGAGAAACCGGGGCTTTCAAACTTCAGACACCGGACGCCGTTGCCCAGCTTCTGGACGCCGGTTCTCAGCTTATTTTCGTAATAGGATTCAAGCATTTAGGTCCTCCTTGTCGGTAACGGTTGTAACGTTTTTGACCCTATTTTCTATAATTCCCTACGCGTATAGGCGCTATGGCGGATAACGCCCATACGCCCTTTATTACAGGTATTCAATAGAAAAAGTATGTTACAATGTTACAAAGTTCAAAAAGCCCTTGAAATACGGGCTTTTTCGCTGTAACGTCTGTTGTAACGTTTTTGTTACAGTGTTACACCGTTCTGCGCTTGTAACATCCAGTGTTACAGCAGAATGTTACAGCCTTTTCACGCCCGGACAAAGCCACGCTGCACGCTGTATGGGCCTACCCGGATGACCGTGCCAGACCGCTTCCAGCCGTCCAGCCGCGCCAGAATGGCGTTGATTTCCCGCGTGTCAGCGGGCTTCATTTCCCGGACATTCCCGTTGAACAGCTCACACCAAACTTCCACGGCGGCGATACGGTCACGGTCCACAAGCTCAAGCTCCTGCCCATCCGGCGTCCGTGTAGCTCCGCACCAGTAATCCCGCCGCCTGTCGATGGGCCATTTCGCCCAGTCAACCGGCACCTGCTTTTCAACGAATGCGGCAATAAGACCCTCACGGGCGGACACCTCGCGGTGCTCCTCCTGTTTGATCTTCGCCTCCTGCTCCACGTCACCGGAGAGATACAGCGATTCACCGGCCTGCCAGCGAGCCTTTGCCTCCGCCCACAGTTGGTCGATAACATCGTCGGTTAGGTCGCGCCACACGGTTTTGGCGTGCGGCTGTTCGCCCACGTCCACGGGCCAGAAACGCCGGTTGCCGGTCGTGTCCTGAAGGAAGTCCGTCGTATTGGTGGAACCGAAGAACACGCACTGCCGGGGCAGCTCCGAGACATGACGGCCATACGCCGCGCGGTAGCGGTCGGCACGCAGGGAGAGGAACTGCTTGATGCGGGCGACGTCAGTCTTGCGGAATGCGTCCAGCTCTGACACTTCCACCAGCCACACACCCTGAAGCAGCTCTGATGCGTCCTTGCCCTCAAACGTCCGAATGGAATCATTGAACCAGCCACGGGACATTTTATCCAGCAGGGTACTTTTGCCGATGCCCTGCGGCCCGGCGAGGATGACCATGTTGTCGTACTTGTAGCCGGGGATCATGGCGCGGGTAACGGCTGCGGTGAAGCTCTTGCGGCACACCGCGCGGTTGTAGGCAGTGTCCTTCGCGCCCAGATAGTCAATGAACAGCGTGTCCAGCCGAGGCACACCGTCCCATGTCAGACGCTCGATATACTCGCGGACCTCGTTGAAGGCGTGCTGCGAGGCGTGAATGTCAAGGGCGCTGTCGATGTTGCCGCGTCCGGAGATACCCCAGAAGCGTTCCATGTACCAGTACAGGCCGTTGCTGTCCGTGTCAGACCACAGGCGGCGTTTGCCGTCCTTCTTCCACGGCAGCGGCCCCAGCACCTCGCCGCGCCCTGCGAACTGATTGAGCGCGAACTTGCCCTTCAGGAGCGGATCGCCGTCAAGGATGATAAGCACATTGTCAATGGTGCTCTTGATCTTGCCGTCCTGCGTGCGCTGCAACTTTTCAGCCCATGCGGTGTCGTCCTCCGGCGTGGGATCGTTGCCCATGCCCTCGAACTCCCGCATAGCCTGTTCGTGCTGCTCGCGGTTGAGCGTGGCGCATACGGTCTTGTCGGCCAGCGCCAGATCGCACATAGCCTTGTAGGACGGGAGCTTTGCAACGGGCGTTTCCGGCGAAGCGTTGTCGTCCTTGTCCCCGAACTTGTGTAGCCGGATCAGGTCAAAGGCGTTGACCAGCCGCCCGCTGCACGGGTCCGTCGCGTGGTGGCTGAACAGAAACTTGCCGCCGTCATAGATGATTGCGCCGCCCGTGGTGGAACCGCCCAGATAGGTATAACGGTCGGGGTCGTTGTCCACGGCCTCATAGATGCCCGGCAGGTAGGCGTCCATAGCGGCCAGCACGTTATAGGTGCGGCAGAAGGCACCCACAAGGCCCTGCTTTTCTTCGGGGTCGCCCTGCTTCATAGCCAGCTTCTGATAGCTGGTGGCGCCGGGGACCACCGGCCAGCTCGTCAGATCGTGCCAGTCGGCGTATGTACCCAGCAGGGCGTCTGCGGAGATCAGCGGGGCGTCTACAGCCTTGTAGACAAACTCACTGTCACAGCAGCAGGAGGGCCAGTACATGAGCCGGACCGTCTCAAACGTGGTCGGGTCGGCCATGCCGATGCCCACATGAGCGGCCACACGGCGCGCGCACGGCTCGTATTCGTCCGGGGTCATAGTCCGATCGGTCGGAACGACAACGCGCAGACGCGGGCGCTCAGGTGTGTGCTTGCGGGTGCTGTAAATGCAGTAGCTGAAGCCCAGCTCGTCCATTTTGCCGATGATGGTTTCCGTCTGCCAGCCGGGGATATTATCAAAGTCAAGTGTGATGATGTCGCGCCCGGTCACGTTGTTTGCCTTGCGGCGCTGCCCCAGCAGGGAGCCGCCCACAAAGCCGCCGACGTCCTTTAGATCGTCCTGCTGCGATTTCTTCAGATGCAGATAATCTTGCAGGGTTTCAGTTCCACGGACCGGGGTAGACAGTCGTTTATAGAGTTCTTCGACGGTCAGCACCGTCTGTTTCCAGACCATGTCACGGCGGTTGTTGCCTACGGATATGGTGATTTGTCTGTCATAGTTCATAATCAGGTACTCCTGTCCTCAGGATCACCCCCCCGTCACCGGGGAAGGTGTCGCCTCCTTGTGTAGCTCCGCACCGCTCATTCCCGCGCTTCTCCCGTGATCCGGTCAGACAGGCGGACCAGCTTTCCCGCACGGATGCAGTCCACCAGAGCGCGGTTGCGGAAAATGACCTTGAGCTGTTCCAGCATGATTTCCACGTCGGCGATCTCCTCGGCCAGTGCCTTAGCGTTATCCGCACCGCGAAGATTCTTCGACAGCTCCTTGGTCAGCTCGGACATTTCCTCCATAGCCATCACAAGCTGCGATTGCTTGCCGTAGGCCCTGACGGCCTCGGCGTAAGTGTCGCACTGGACGGGTGCCACAATCGCGCTCAGACGCTCCTGAAGCTCCTTGTTCTTGCACTCGCAGTAGCAGATTTTATCCCGTGCCTGCCTGAGTTCGGCTTCAAGCTCGGCCTTCGTCATGTTACTCATTTGAACACCCTCCCGGTCTTGACGTCTTTGATTTCAATGCGGCTGACAAGCTCAAAGCCGCAGTTACGGATGATGAATTTAAGGACCCTCACGAGGTCGCTCACGCGGCCATCCAGCGCGTTTTCTTCACGGACGATAGATTTCACGCCCTCATACGCTGTGGGGTCATAGTAGCCCTCGCTGTTCCTCTTGGGGTAGTTTGCCATACAGCCCTCCTAACAATCGACTTCGATTACGGCGGTCGGGAACTTGTCGCAGTTGTCCGCAATCTGCCTGAGAAATTCCGCTGTGGATTCCACCGTGCCCCAGCAGTTGCCCGGCTCAAACTGCCGGTAGCGTTTCGGATGCAGACACAGCAGGGACGCGCCCTGCATGAGCACGGGGTACATATCGGCACAGCGCTTGCCGTTCCACTCAGAGGGATAGGAGCCGCACACCTCTTTAATCATGGCGGCGGTGTTGGATGTGTGGTTAATCCAGTCGTCACCGACGTACACCCACTGATCCGCGCCCTCAAGTTTGGCCTTGAAGCTCACATCATAGCTCACTGTGTAGCCGCCTCCTTTTCCTGATACTCTGCCATATACCGCAGCACCTCGTCTGCCTTGGCAAAAGCCTTGACCAGTCCGCCGTTTGCATCCGCCGACCGTACCACGGTATAACCGGCATAAGCGAAGGCGGGAGTACGGCCATTCAGGAAGAAGAAACACATATCCAGCGCGTCGCAGTACATATAGCTGTTTTTGACCACGAGGTCTTCTCGATCCAATTTGAAGCGGGCGGCGATCTTTTCCGCCCATGTGGCAGCCCTGCTTTTCGCCGTGATTCTGGTGATGTGCGCGTCGAGATTTGCGGCCTTGCAAGCGGCTTCAATGGCCGTTGCCTGCTGTTCAGTAGAAAGCTGGACGCACGGGATGTCTGTATCGCTTTTCATAAGTGAGCCTCTTTCTGCGTCGTTTTTCATGGGCTGTCTCCTCTTTCCGCGTTCCATGCCGTGACGTCAACGCCGATCTCTTTCAGCTTGCGATCCGCAAGCCATGCGTCGTCGTCGGGCATTTCGTAGTAGTTGACCAGATCATCGTGGATGACCGTAAACTGCTCCCACGCGCGCCGAAGCCGCTTTTTCCCGAAGCCGAGGTGTTTGTGCAGGAAATAAAGGATCATGGCATCAACGTTGTTCAGGTATTTGCGGTCGGCCTCCACGATTTGCCGGTTGATCTCAATGTTCATGGCGCGCCGCTCTTTGGCGGTCAGTTCAGCGCCGTAGACTGTGCCCTTGTACTGTTTAACTCTCATGGCGTCCGACCTCAGCGGGCGCAAACACATCCGGATTATCAACAATGACCGAATGGAGCGCGTGCGCCAGTTCGTCCACACGCTTTTCGTCGTGGTCGCGGTAGCCGAGGCCGAAATAAATCGCATGGACCATTTCGTGGATGAAATCGGCTTCCATTTTGGCCGCGGCCTGCGGGCTGACGCGGATAATCAGGTCGCCGTAGAGGATTTCCGCCGATACATTGTTGATACCAAGATCCATTTTGTTGGTGATCTCGACGGTGTAGGTCTTGCCGCCGATCTTGATCTTTTCAGGAATTTTCATCGAATTCACCTCGTTCTGTGGTTTTCCGATTGATCCGCGCCGCAGTTTTGCGGTATTTCTGCGGCAGCGGAAAAATCGTTATAAGGGTTTCGCCGTGGAAGATATAGACGTTGTTGCAGTAGATACGGACATTGTTTGCCGTCTCGTGCTTCCAGTACAGCGCCGATATGTACCGGTTCAGGCTGCCGCTGGTGTCGCTGTGCCGGATGCCGTACCGCAGCGCATTTTCAGCGTTCTTGTGGGAGAGCTTCTTCGGCAGGCCGAGACGTTCCTTCGTTCTCCGCGCTGCGTGGTTGGTAACGCGGGTCATTTCCGCAGGAGGGCCACAAAGACGGCAATAATGCCGATCAATGCGACCACTGCGACGCTGATCCAGAGCGGAGACAGCACCCACCACCACGACCAAGCAATAACGTGTGTCAGCTTGAGTGTGATAAACACGATGGTCAGCAGACCGACGAAGCCGATTCCGCCGCCACCACTATTTTTCTTATCCATGTATTTCATTCCTCCTCGCAAATGCGGATCAGGTTGTGAATGCCTCTCTGGGTGTAGCCGAGGATTTTTCCGGTGCCCGCCCAGAACTGGACCAATGCGTCGTCGGATTTACGGCGGCAGTGGAAATGGCCTGTAGCATCGTTCTTCAGGACATATTCGATGTTGTGGGCCTCAAGCTGCCGGATCGCATACTCGATACGGTCGGGATTTTTTGCTACCCGCTCCTTGTGATTCTGCCGGGCGTGCTCCTTGAGAGCGTCCCAGCATTCATCTCTCGCCATACGGATTACCTCCCAAACAGTTGGGGCAGACCTGCCGCCCCTCAGGGATTTCAGCGCCGCATGAAATACAGGTGTTGACGGGCGGGGCCTTCGGCGTCTCCGTGGCAATCTCACCGGCGCAGGCGGCGTAACCGGCCAAGTCAACAAAGCTGTCACCCTTGACGCCGGTCTTGATGCGGGCCACCTTCAGGAGTACCAGCATCATAGCAACGTCTTTCGCGCTGTAGTGCATTCCGGTGTACGCCTCCCACAGCTTGCCGATAAGGGCAAAGTTGTTTTCGGGCCTGCCGTACTCGCGCTCACGCTCTCCGCAGACGCATTTACGCGCCTGTTCAAGAATTTCAGCTCGTTTCATGGTCAGCCTCCTTCGGAAGAATGTCGTCAAAGCAGACGGGAACGATCTGCTGCAACTCACGCAGCAGTGGTGTAGCTATCTCCCGAATCTGCGGATGCGCGCCAGTTGAGGTGCGGAGCCGCAGGAAGTGACGCCACTGCGGATATTGGCCGTCATAACGACCTCCGTTTTGAGGCTGTTCGGGAGCACTGCGCGGGCCTCCTGCGGGGACAGGCCCCAATTCAGAAGGTTGAAGTAGGCTGTTTCAGCGCGGCGGCAAGCCTCTTTCCACTCGTCGTAGGCGAAGGTGTCCTTGTTCAGGTAACACGGCTCAATGACTGTGATCTCGCTGCCGAACTGATCCTTGCCGTAGTTGCAGTAGCGGGTGCTCTCCTGACAATAAGAGGCCAGTCGGTGTCTGACGATTTCATGGCTGACGCCACGGTCGCAAATGAATTTCACGGTAAAGCTGCAATGCTCTAAGACGGCCTCATGACCGCGCTTGATGATACCGGCAACGAACTTAGGGGCGCTGTCGTCCGTGATTTTGCCCTCGGATTTGTAGCAGACACGCCCGCACTCCTCAAGGCGCTTCAGGATCACGCTGCCGTTGATGGGCGTGATGAACTCGAAGCCGGGCTTAATAATCTTCATCGTCGTCCTCCGTTTCATCGTCTCCGGTCGCGGCCTCGTACTGGTCGTATGTAATGGCCCGGACGCACTCGACGGGAACGCCGAGCAGGTCAGCAGTGCTCTTGCGCTGGGCGTAAAGGAAGCCTTCACACTGAACCGAATTGTTGATGATGCCCACAAGCTGGTCGGCGGCTTTCGCGTGCTTCAGCGCAACGCTTGTGTAGCCGACGCTCCCAGCGCCGCCGAACACTTCGGCGTCCTTGACCTCGAAATGGCAGGTCAACGTAATGTCAACCAGACCGATGTTAGCGTTTTGCATAGGATTTCCCTCCGTTATTGATGTGTTCCTCGTAGCTGTAGCGGATGCAGTAAAGCGCCACATAGAGGATGACAAGCAAATAACCGGCATAAAGGAACAGCCAGTACCACGAATAGAACATGGACAGGACCACAGGAACGGCCAGTGTGCCGATTACTGCACCGGCGATAAAAAGGATCAGAGCCACCACAGCGGCGGTTTTAATCAGCTTTTCGCATTTCATAATGAGTTGCCTCCGTAGATTTTGTGTTATTGTATTTTGGGTGGCCCCACGACCGGGGGCCGGATTTCAAAGGGAAATCAGATTAAACAGAAGCCGAACGCCACCCCGTAGGAGTTGGACGCGTTGTTGTTGGTGCTGGTACCGCTGGCGTACACAAAGGCGAAAGACGACGAGCCGGACGCCTCAGGCGACCGCAGCCACCACCACCATGTTCCATTGTCGCCGCACTCCTTCACGCGGTCCTTCTCGCGGAGGAAGCACAGAAGCTGCGTGTCCTCCGGCTCACGATCCGACCAGCGGCCCTTGCCAAACACCTGCGTCTTGGAGAGCAAGAACAGCTTGTCTTCGGTTTCTACGCGCTCACCGTCCACGATCTGGACGATTGTCGTCGGCGCAATAAGCGCCTGAAGCTCGTCCGGCAGAAGGGCGAACACGGTATTGTTGAGATACTGCCGCATATCGCAGGCAGCCCACGCACCCTTGTTGGTGGGGCGCTTGTTCATGCAGTGCTCGTCAGCGAGGCAGTCTTCGAGGACGAAGAACCACTTGCCCTTCTTGTCCTGTGTAGCTCTCACGGCCACTTCCTCGCCGTTCTTCAGATTGAAGATGACCAAATCGCCCTGCGCGATGGCGCCGTTATCGACCGCCGCCTTCAGCGCGGCCCATGTGGTTTCGTTGGTAGTAGAAGTCTTGATAAACATAAAAGGTTGCCTCCTTAATCTTTTTTGAAAAATGCTCCGACCCAGCCGTCAGCGCCGAGGTGCAGGCCCTCAGCCCACGGGATCGGGGTTGACATGATCTTGACCACCTTGTCAAGCATGGCGTCGTTGGTGTCAAATGCTGCGGTGTCGATGACCACCTCGTCATGGATGTGGAAAACCACGGGCAGCCCGGCAGCTTCAAGATGTTCAATGGCCTGCGCCAGACAGTCGCGGGCAATAGCCTGTACGACGTTCTCCACCAGCTTTCCGCCGTAGGTTTCGATGCGGCCCCACTTGTTCTTGTCGTTCACGCCCATATAAGTGATGGACGGACCGCCCCAGCGGTTTTCACCGACAGCAGGCTCTACATAATAGAGCTTGCGACCGGACGGAAGTGAGATGGTCATGCAGGTCGTACCACGGATGCAGTCACACTCCCGCGCGAAGGTGCAGCAGCGAACGCGGAGAGAGCCGCCATTCTGAATGACACGGATTGCTGCATCATTGAAGCTGTACCATAGGTTGCGGATTTTGGGGTTTGTGTTGCGCCACTTATCCACGATGTCTTTGATTTCTTCGTCCGGCAGGTCGGCAAGCAGCTTGCCGGTGTCCATCTGCCGCATGGCGGGAACGCCGCCCTGATAGCCGAGGGCCAATTCTGCGACCTTGCCGCGCTGCCGGAGGGAATATTCGGGGTTGCCCTTTTTGATCCGTTCCAGCGGGACGCCGAACATCTGAGAGGCAGACGCTTCATAGATTTTGCCGTGTGTGCGGAAAACCTCAAGCCGCCACTCCTCGTCGGCAAGCCACGATATGACGCGGGCTTCGATGGCGCTGAAGTCGGCGTCGATCAGGACGTTGCCGGGAGCAGCCACAAACGCGGTGCGGATAAGCTGTGACAACGTGTCATTCGGGGAGCCGTAGACTATCCGCAGCGCGTCGAGCTTGCGGCCCTTGACCAGTTCACGGGCAAATTCCAGCGGCTCCGTGTAGGTGCGCGGCAGATTCTGGACCTGCACCAGACGTCCGGCCCAGCGCCCCGTCCGGTTTG